AAGGCATTTCATATTACTAGTATTTGATAATAATATGAAATATATTGTTTTTTATTGTGTTTTTATTGCATTTATGGTTGTTCTAATGTATTTTCTTCATTTTCTTCATTCACTTCAGGAACAGTTTCCATTTGTATTGTTTGTTTTGAATCTTTATTGACAATAAACATCTTTACTGCCTCCCATATTTTGGCAGATTCGTCAATAGTATATACACCTCGACGCTGCGCTTGATTCAAGAAAAAAACCATTACATTCAAAGCAATGTTTGTATTGTTAACAGGTACATCCATAATATTCATTTCAATTGTTTTTCCTTCCGTGGGTTGTTCGGTTTGCGTTTCCGTGGGTTGTTCTGTGTCAACTGATGATATATCCATAATATATTATGTATATATTTATTCTTTATACTTTTGAAATACAATTTGTTTTTTGTTGTTTTTGTTTACTTGTGAATACTGCATTCTAATGATTTTAGACATCGGTGTCCTTTTTTTGTTTGTTTTCCACATATATATTTGTAAGTACAATTAGATAAACGCATTTTATTTTTCATCCATGCTTCATGTGCTTCATCGAAATCTATATTTACTTCATATAATGGTTTTGGTGTCTCACACTTTGTATATTGAATACCTTTTTGTTTTTGTTGACGTGTTGTAACTGGCATTTTAGTGTAATAATATTAGATACATATTGATATTTTACTTCATTCGTTTCAATTTTTGAACTGATTCGTCGATATATTTAAACAGAATACTACTAAAAATATCATAAGATAAATTAGCGCTCATTGAATCTTCTTCCAATGTCATCGAACAACCACCTGTTTCCATAATAGATATATCAAATCTGTGTATTTTTTTATTTAATGAATATCGTATAATGTTTTCTGTTTCTATCATATTATTTTCATTTATATGAAGATGAATTGACAAAACATCTGGATCTACTCCATAACCATTTATACATATATCTACTATCTCTTTATAATTCTTATATGTTAATTTACCACATGTATCAGATAAACATATTTCATTATATCCGATACACGCATGATTCGCTACATGCTCCGCTATCACTTTATTTTCTATTTTACCATCAAACGGACAATGGTCTATACAAGATATATACAATTTAACATAATGACTTGATTTTTTCTTAACCATGTGTTTTGTTTTATTTCCAAAATATAATAATTGATTCATTTTCATTAATTCCTCATTCGTTTTATAAAGTGTTTTATTGATATTTTTTAATTGGAAACGATTTGATACAGATGTAATAAATGCCAAATGTGTCATATTATTATATATTGCTTCTTTTAATTTATTATAATTGGGTACTAATACAAAAATATTGGGTTTATATTTATGTCTTCTAATACCAGCAGATAGTTGTAATTCATTTATTGCTGTATTTTCTTCTTGTTCTTGACTTATATAATTATATAATGGTATTACATCTTTCATAATTGGCATATGTTTATGTGATACTAGAGAACCAATTTCTATATTATTTACAAACTTATAACTGCAAATATCATGATACATATCTATTTTTGCTGTTGTTGGAAAATGTTCTGGTAAATATCCTTGTAATCCATCACGCAGTGAGACGTCTGTCAGAATTGGGTTTATAAATTCGTATACCTCTTTATAGTTTTTATTTTTTTTTAAAAAGGATAATAACTTTTTTGTACCAATCATTATACTATATATCTATTTTTCAATAAAAATCAAGTAATCAATTTTTCAAATGAAATAAAGAGAAACGGATAATTGTAAGTATATGAATACTATAATTGATAATACTATATATGGTATTCGCAGTATTGTAAATCCTTTATTTGTTAATGATGAGAGTGATAATGATAACACAAGTGACGCTAGCGCTACTGTAGATAGTGATGCTACTACAGAAAACATGAATAATGTAAATCAAAACGAAACTAACAATGTCATCAACGATCATGAAATTGTAAATGAATATCAAAATACTTTAGAAAAACAATCATCTGGTTTACAATGCGATAAATATTTTATTCGCATGCTATCTATTTTATCATTAGTTTTGATCGCATCTTTGATTTACTTTGTCATTTTTGCATGATTGCAATTATGTGCGTCATCAATAATATTTGAAATCATACGTGAATAGTTAGTCGATGATGTTTCAAAACATATTGGAAAACAACTATGTATACATGCTTGAATAGACGCACATGCAAATTGAAGTGATAATACCGATGAAAACGCAAAATGTTGGCAATAATTCATACCTACATTACGTGGATGCTTACAAAATATACTATCAATAAAATCCATTATATATTCAAATGTTAAAAAAAAGAACACAAAAACTATGTGATTTCAGAAATATAATGATAGTATAGTAGACACGCGGAGGCGTATATATGAAATTACAAGAATATATAGTTGGTGATTACATTATTTATTGCGTTGTCGGTATTTTTGGGTTGTATATAACAGTAAGTTCAATACATTGTTGTTATAATTTAGCTAAAAAATGTCTTATTTGTAACGATAATATAGAATCCATTAATTGTACGACAATTACAGATCAGTGTAATAAATCTTTTGTATATTTTCCTTGGTTTGATCGTGAAACTACTAATAAACGCGTTCATAAAGAACGAATACAAAAATATGTAAATGAGTATCAAATTGATGTAAATGATTCTATAGACGAAAAAGAAGAACTAAATTCACCACACTAATGTGTATACATATCCATGTGTATACACATTACTTTTTACCTATACCATCTATTTTTTTGTTTTTTTGTTTTTCTTTTTATTTTTGCGAGTATGTGATTTTCCGCCAACTTTTTTAGGGCCCAATTTGTTCGCTTTTTCTTTTTTTCTTTTTATTGTTTTTCTTTTTGTTGTTTTTCTTTTTGTTGTTTTTGGACTGGACTTGGGACTTGGACTTGGACTGGAAAGATAAACAGGACTTCTTGACATTACGTTTGGATTTTCCAAATATTCTTCCCACCATTTCCCTTCAGGAATTTGTTGTCCCTGCATTGTACTACTATACTATATATACATACTATTTCATAGGTGTAAGTTTTCTAATATTACTATATTTACTATCCATGATATATTCTAAATCCTCGGCACTCAAATAATTATCCTTTTTCAACATTTCAGCACCATCATATAACAATTCTTTTGAATTACGAATAATAAACTCGGCACAATCATATGCTTGATGTATTATTCTACTCATTTCATCGTCTATTTTTTCTTTATATGTCTCGCTCATTGAAGGATATAAGACATCCTTTCCCATACCATAATACAAAATCATACGCTTCGCCAATTTCATTGCTTCTTCAAAATCATTTATAGCACCAGTTGTTACAGAAACACCATAAAATACTTCTTCTGCTATACGACCTGCTAGTAAGATCATCAAATGTTCGAACAACGCTTCACGTGTATTTATTGCCATTCTAGATGGTTCAAATACAGTATATGCTGGACTTGACGGCGCAGATAAATTGATTATCACCTTTTTCATTTTTGAATGGTGTTTTGATAGTATACCTATTACAGCATGTCCCATTTCATGTATTGCTATACGATCAATAATATCACTACTGAAAACGTGTTCTGTTGGTTGCCATCCTACCATCATTCTATTTGAAATTATTTCAATATCCGAAAACGTAAATTTCGTACGATCATCACGAATCGCCAACAACATGGCTTCGTTTAGTAAATTCTCTATTTGAGAACCTGAAAATCCATCAGTTAAATCTATTAAATCATCTATTTTTACATCTTTTTTACGTGGTTTTCCTTTGATATGAATATTTATTATTTCTCTTCTTGTTTTTTCATCAGGATTAGTAATGTAAATACGTTTATCAATACGTCCAGGTCGCATTAACGCAGAATCTAATAGATCCGCACGATTTGTTGCACCAACGACGAATATACCAGTAGCTTCTTTGAAACCGTCCAATGCTATTAACAATTCATTTAATGTATTATCACGCTCACTTGAACTACCTTCACCATCCCCTGAACGTGATCTACCTAACGCATCTATTTCATCAATAAAAATAATACACGGTTTATTTTCATGTGCCAATTTGAATAATTCACGAATACGAGCAGCTCCTACACCTACATATTTTTCTTGAAATTGAGAACCTGAAACTGGAATAAATGAAACATTTGCTTCTCCAGCTAGCGCTTTTGCTAACAATGTTTTACCATTTCCCGGTGGACCTTCTAATACTAATCCTTTTGGGACACGCACATTGTATTTAGCATACTTGGTATAATTTGTTAATATATCTATACACTGCATAAGCTCTTTCTTTACATTATCATAACCTCCTACATCAGAAAATGAATGGCTCGTATCTTCCAATATTTCAAAATTATCAGATCCTTTACGTTTTCGTTTTATTTTTTGCGGCATATATTGATTATTTCGTGATTGTGGCGGCAATAAATCAAAAATATCATTTGGATTATCAGTCATTTTTCCAGGATTACCGCCATTAATTATTATTTGAAACCCACCTTGAAATGGATTTTCTTCCTCGTCATCTTCGTCTTCATTATTATCTGTATTATTGAATCTTTTTTCTTTGTTATTCATCTTATTCTTCTGTAACAGATCATCAATCGTTTCATTCAAAGATTTCGAGAACATATTATTTCGTTGACCTCGCATTTTATAATATTTATGTTGCTCTAAATTTACCACGACATCATTATGTGTGTTATTTATATTCATATGTTTCAAATATTTTTCATAATAACCACGCGATATTGAATAATCACGATCATTCCGACGATTCATTGTAAATAATTGTTGATTATTACGATAATTATGTTTGAAACTAGATATAAAAATCGATTGTGAAGGTATCAACAAACATATTAATGTTATAATTATCCGCATATACTATTATTATTATTTTATTTTTATGTTTTTTACCTGAAAAAGAAATCTTATAATATTCTATACTGATATGTCCCGTTGTGATTGTGAAAATTGCGAGTGTAAAAAATGTGGTGCAAAACCAGAATCTACTAATGCTGATAAATGGAGATACACTATCTATACAACTATTCTTTTTTTAATCATTGTTAACCCTATGACTTACAAATTAGTTAATGGTATTCTCGGACGTGTTTTTGGTGTCATTGCTGATTCACGCGGATGCCCTTCTATGCTAGGAATAATGATACACGCTATTGTATTTACTTTATTATTGCGTTACATGATGGAATTGGATCTATAAATTCATAAAAATTGAAATATAATCATTTGTATATTATATTTCAACCTAGAATTATTACCAGAATTATTACCAGAATTATTAACAAAGTATCAGAATATGACAACATATAACGGTGACACTATTAGGCGAGGATTTATTCGTGGTGACGGTGAATCACAAGGACGTCGTAATGGAATCGTTCCAGAAAATGTATTACCGAAATATACACCCTATCCCGAACCAAATCCAAATGTTAGAAAAACTGCTTTCTTTTCACAAGGACGTCGTAGTGGCATTCTACATACCACATTTAAAAAAGAAACAAAAAATCATCCTTATTGTCAATATGATTGTTTTTATCCTGCATATCATTGCTGTCAAATATGTAAAGTACAAATATGCAGATTACATACCAAATACAAATATTTCTGTAATGACTGTTATTTTAGTGATGTGTCTAGAGAAGTAATAGATGCGATAATACAAAAAAACGAACATACTACTTGTCATTCTGCTGTAAAACGATTATATAATTATATGGTTGAACGATTGTTTCCCGAAGATGACTAAATATGGAAAAGATAAATATTTACATTGTTATCCCAGCTACATTGGACTGTAAATGATTTTTTTATGTATGGTGCCAAATCAAAACTGTAATTGTATAATAACAAGTATCCACTGAATTCGCGGAAGATTTTTTCATATAGTTTATCATTATCTTCTTTGGAAAATATTACATTACAACAATAGAGAACATCGTAATTGCCAAAATAATGATTATTGTAATCATCCCATTCAAATTCCACCCTTCCATGATCTGTTTCCAATGTCTCATTTAATATTTTCAAACTCGTTTCATAACGTGCTTTGTGTATTTCGATACCCGTACACAACATGTTTGGAAAATTCGCACTCATCTGTGTTACTAGACGTCCACAACCACTACCAATATCTATAAAATGTTTACATTCTTGTATCCCCGAGACGTCTTTGATAATATCTATTATATTTTGTGGATTGACTTCTCCATAAATATACGATTTATTTGTAATATCTAGGTCATTTGGAATTATATAATGCTCTGGTGCAATATCATATTTCACCTTTGGCATATTACAGGTTCCCGATTTTCACTTTTGAATATCTATGTCAATATACATTTAAATTGTAACAATATAAAATTTTAACGCATAAATGTATAATGGTAAAGGTTATTGATTGTTTTACATTCTACAATGAATTAGAGATGTTAGATTTCAAATTACGTGAATTAGAAGATGTTGTTGACTATTTTGTTATTGTAGAAGCAACAACTACCTACTCCGGAAATAATAAACCACTCTATTTTCAGATGAATAAACACCGTTATAATAAGTATATTAATAAAATAATTCATATTGTTGTTGATGACCTTCCAAATAATAATAATGCATGGGACAATGAATTTTACCAACGTACTTGTATTCATCGCGGCATTGAAAAAATTCCAAAATTAGCAGATTCAGATATTATTATTATTGAAGATTGTGATGAAATACCAGATAGTAAACAATTAAATATAATAAAACACATGGATATTCATGAACCATTTTCTCTTGAAATGGATATGTATTATTATAATTTGACTTGTAGAGGGGGTAAATGGTATCATAGCAAAATATTACCTTATAGTATTTATAAAACCATTAATGACCCACAAAAGATACGTTTTATTAATAATTGTCGATATATAAGCCAATGTGGATGGCATTTTTCGTATTTTGGAAATCCCCAATTTATTGTAAACAAACTCAAGAATTTTTCACACCAAGAATACAATAAACCACAATATTTAGATGAGAAAACAATACAACAACAGATTGATAACTGCTCGGATTTATTTTTTCGAACGGAACAACACTGTAGTTTTACAAAAATAGCTGTTGAAGACAATAAATATTTACCGGTTCACCACACAATGTTGTTGTGACGATGAAAATAATTATGATATTGTTATACTATCAACATTATCATGTATACCCAATTCTTGTATAACTGGTATCTCACTGTTATTTTGTTTCATCATATCAACTACACTTTTCTGTATATGTTGATTACATTCTTTTTCCGGAGTTTCAGGGCGCAAATCACTATCATTTGTCTGCGTTTTTTCGTATTTTTTACGACAAGATATTTTATGACGACTTAACGAACGATTATTCGTCGTTTCATACACATTGCATATATCACACTTAAAGGGTTCATCTGAAATAGTTGTCACATTTGAATAAAGAGGTTTCAAATAACTATCCAAACTCGGCAAATTCAGATTATCTAATTGTGAGGTTATAGTCTTATTGAATTGTTTGCACGTATCAAGCAACTTTTGTTTATTAGTTACTAAATTACGAAAATCATCGTTTATAGCATCCAGAATTTCCTTGGGTATGATATTTGTATTTTCATTATCATTTTCAAACAATACTTGTGTTTTTGTATGCAGGCTGTCTACAATATCTACACATGTTTTTATAATTTGGGGTGAATAATCCACGGAATGTACGTATATTGCTATTTGAGAACCAACAAAATCTATTTGAAAATTCTGTTTTGACGTTATACCACTATGATGTGAAAGGAAAATACCATGTTGTTTTTGTTTTTCAATATCGCGTATGAATTTTTGAACTTCTCCGAGGGTTACGTTTTTGTCGTAATTTTTCGTCTCTATCATAATCACGGGTTTATTTGGACGTTTCAAATGGAAATCACAACACGCTGTTTTACCCGTTGTATTCATTACTTCCGCACTCGGATACAATTGTGACAATACTGACTCCAATTTATTTTCTCCGAATTGCCCTTTGTACGAAGAATTGGTATATTTGGATAAAAAATCGGATAAATCGCTCATCAATTTGTCTTTTTGTGAGTCGTTTTTAATATCATTGATGTTCGATACAATATTATTTTCTACTGATGATAGATTCTGTTGGATAGACGTAATAAACTGCATCGTCTTAATATCATATTGGGATATCATTTTTTCAATATTATTATCCGATAATGACTGTGTTATGGTATTATTAATATCCGTCTTAAAATGATATATACGTTCTTGGATATCAGAATAAAAAGTTTGGTTCGTTTTTGGAATTATGTTCTCTATTTGTTGATAACTTGTTTGGATAATCTTGTCGCATTGTTCGAGAACGTATTGTTGTATTGAATGATTATTATTCTGTGAATGTGATATAATAAATTCCTTAATGTCTTGGAACCCACCGGTTCTCGTTTCTTGTAGTTTTAGGACGAATTGTCCTATAACATCATCTTGAATGTTATTTACATTCTGTTTTATATCCGTTATTTCTGAACTCATACTTCTAATACCACGCATTATTTGCGATAACATTGTATTACTCATTGTATCATCCATGTTCTCGACTAATTGTTCTAACAAATCAACCAAAATAATATTCATCACTTCTGGATTGACGTTTGGATTGGATTTATAAAATTCGCATACTTTTGGATCATATATAATTAATGGTTCTGAACTCATATCAATAGATAATTATAATTATTATTTTTTAAACCTTTTTCATTTCTATTACGTATAACGAAAAAATATTATAATATTATATATTATGAGATTTTTTGAAAACCCCTTTAAAACAAAATCCAAGACACAAGATCAGGATGTTAACCCATTACGGATCAAATTCAATCAAAGTATAAACAATATGAGGATTTTAAAGATAAAGGTGAAATAAAGTGTAAACAACTCACATACGAGAATGCGGTTGATTTATTAGAAAATAAAAAAGAATTAATAATATTAGAGAAAAAAAAAGGTACTACGTGGGGTAACAGATACATCTTACACTTTATACAATTAGACGAAAAAAATATACAATTAGACAAAAAAAATATACAATTAGACAAAAAAATTATACAATTAGACGGAAAATACTATTATCGTATTATACGTTCATTCAAACAATACTATCTTGATAATTGGAATTGGAAACCCATGGTTAAAAAAGAAGAATTAGAAAATTGTCCGTCACTTGACGATCCCAAAAAAATGACAAAAGTTCCTGTAAAAAGTTATGAATGGGATGGGCAATCTGAACCTCAATATTTCGTGTGGGGACGTAATAAAGATAAAGTACGAGATTATATAAAAGAAAATATCAAAAATTCCGAATATGAGGCCACCCATCATATGGAAAATTTAATAAATTATATGCTGTATAAACCTAAACCTGTAGAACATCGTGGTAATTGGATAAAATACAGCGATGATCTGAGTGTTAATGTCAAAAGCAAAATGATATCCTGGGATGACGAAAATATGTTTATTGTTACCAATCCAAATGATGAATCCGAAAATACAACAACAATAAAATATGACCAAATATATAAATTCGAAGCATTACATAAAGCTTTAGCAAATAACGAAAATTATAAAAAACAATTTGACGAGTATTTCCCTGATAACCCAACAAGTGGTGGAGGAAAAAAAATAAGGAATAAGGTAAGAACGCGTTCTAATCGTATGAAGAGAAAAGATAAAATAACAAGAAAAAATAAGATAACAAGAAAAAGTAAAACAAAAAAGAACCACTAATAACTATTCGTATATGTTTAGAAACAAATACGTATAACGAAAAAATATTATAATATTATAATATTATATATTATGAAATTTTTCAAGACCTTAAAGAATAAAATTTTAAAAAAAAAACCCGAGACACCTCAACTCGAGAGACTTCAAGACACGAATATTCGATTTTGGAATTTTATAGAAACAGATAAACAAATAGTGTGTAAAAAACTCACATACGAGAATGCGCTTGGATTATTAGAAAAAGAAGGGACTTTAATAATATTAGAGAAAGAAAAAGGTGGGTGGAGTCCCATAAACACTCCCAAATACACCTTACGCATTATACAAAAAGACAGTGAGTTTAATATTATCAAAATAAATACCTTGATTTTTATCAGAACAAATACCTATGAAATGGAATGGGTAGCCATGGTTAAAAAAGAAGAATATAATAATTGGCCGCATGATTATTTGGGCATTGAGAATGGTCCGAATTTGAAAAGCGACAACGTAAAAGATTGGAATTGGACGGATGAAGAACGTGAACGTGATTCTAAATGGCGTTGGGAAAAAGTGAATGAACCCAGATGGTTCCGATGGTTAATAGAAGCAAAAAAGATAATACAAGAAAAGATTGGTGACAAAAATTTGACCCCTCATATGAAAGAATTATTAAAATATATGAAGATTGATAAATCTAAGTGGTTGAAGCGTGATGACTTTCAAATGGAACCCTGGGATGACGAAAATATGTTTATTATTACC